CTCATGGTACGGAGGTCTACTATTGTCAGACACCGACATAATACGTAGGGAATCTTTAGCACAACAATTAGGCTTTGGATTCGAGAACGTTATACCCAGTCTCTGGGAATTAACTTATCTATCTTTTATTCCTGATTATTTCTCCAACATTGGTGATGTAATTGGTAATTGTAAAGTACCTACGACAAGGATGAACCCAGCCACGTTATTCATAACAAGAAAAACGGTGGTTAAAAGGTGGCTTGAGTATGTGAAACATAATACTCTGAGCACACTTCCTACGGGCCAATCAAGAGACAGAAATTCGATCTCCATACGGGGTTCGGAAATACAAACCGGTATGTTTTTTAACCGTGTTGCTGCGACTGCGGGCGACTTTATTGTTTCTTTCAATTTTAAGAGTCCATCTATGGGCTCGATTGTAAAGACTTTATCTGTTGCTACTGCAATTTCAGGCGTTCTCGGTAAAAGATCTACTTTTTATCAACCTTAAAAGGAAAAACCTTCATGTCCATTTCACTAGCAGGCCCCACCACGGCCACTACTACCGCAGCATTAACAGCAGCTACCTATAGTTTCGTTTCCGATATGGCAAACGATAACCGTAGTAAGGTGTTTGTGATGAGCGCAAAGGGTGGTACCCAAACTGGGGTCAATATACACACGGTGGATTCGCCAAAATATGTCGTATTCAAACGTCCTGCGCAATTTCAGCAGGCTTCTGGATATAACACTGTTTCTGGTAAATATTCACGTGTGCCAAAAAATGTAACTCGCGTCGTTGGCAAAGGTAGCTGTAATGTTACCGCCTCACAAATCGAGTCAATACCCATGGAGTTATCCATAGGTGTACCCGCTGGAGGACCCACCTTTGATAGAGTGAATGTTGAAGCCAGTATCCTGATGTTTTTGTCAGGTATCTGGGATCAACGTGAAGAAATCGTCCAAGCAGTTTACGATGGATTGTATTAAGTGTTTAGCAAAAATTGCGTTTGCAATTGCTGCTGTTTATCACTTCGTCAATCTGCCCGAAGACTGGTGGAACGGTTTATTCTCATAATTAAGAGAACGTTTTCACGGGGCTGATATTGCCTCTATTTACTTTATCACGTATACCAAAAGGTGACGCCAATGAAAAATTGTTACACGCTCTTTTCATCATTTTCCGAGACTCTCGTGGATGAGTTGTTTTCCAACTTATCTGCTGTCGCGAAATCCTTTTTCCGTGGATGGTTGCCCACTAACAGTTCAGTCTATAAAATAGCCGAACTAGTTGATGGTGTTACCCCTAGGGATGTTGCAATCATGCGCCAAATCAATGACCTCGATAAGAGATTTATTGGTGATGGAGCTGAAAGTGATGATTCCAGGTCACGGGGCGATGCATGTTGGGACAAGTTTGTCCTAGCCAATAACTTGTGTGGTGAGCAGAACGAAAATTTCTGCCATCTTAGTAGTGATACTATGACCACGCTAGATATAGCTTCAAAGAGTATCTATGATGCTTTTTGGAATGTGCTTCAGAATGAAGATTCACAATTCGTCATGATGGATGAAAACGATTCTACGAATCGTCAAGTTCTAATGCCAGTTAGTGGGTTTTCTACAGGTACTGGATCCTGTATGGGTATCCAGGGCACATCTCCCTTACAAAAGTATAGGGATAAGTGGTGTGTTTCGTCACAGAGGGCAAAAGACTACCTGCTTATTTTGCAGGCGCTGTCTAAGCCAATACGTTATCTACCAAAGTTTGCGGTAGAGTTCGGCTCGGGGAACAAAGCAACATTTGTGCCTAAAGATTTAAAAACATCTCGGCTCATAGCACCACAATTGAATGGTGATATATATCTACAATATCCCGCTGAAGCTTTTCTTTGTGACATGCTGAATAAATTCGGCATTAATCTTGAAACGCAACAGTTTAAAAATCGTGAGTTAGCCCGTAAGGGTTCACTTTTCGACAATAAGGATATATATAGTTATACACTACGAGATAGACATGCTAGATACTGCACTATTGATCTTACATCAGCTTCTGATATAGTAGGAATTAATCTGGTTACTTATTTGTTTCCGGATCCCCTTGTCACATACATGGCTTCATGCCGTGCACAGACACTATGTCGTACTGATTCTGGTGATAAATCTAAGAATGCAGAAGTCAAACTCAACATGATGGCGACTATGGGAAATGCTTTTTGTTTTCCATTACAGACGCTGGTATTTGCTTCGTTTGTTCGAGCAATTTATTATCGTTTGGGGTTACCTCTTGAAGTGAATGGTGAAGCCACGTATGGTGTTTATGGTGATGACATTATTGTTGATGTCGCAGCATATCCGTACGTGATCGATCTGCTCAAAGAATTGAGTATGGTGCCGAACGTTAAGAAATGTTTTGCTCAAGGTCTCTTTAGGGAGTCCTGTGGCGCAGACCTTTTTAACGGTTATGATGTTCGCCCCATCGCAGTGGAAACTCTCTGTG